TGCTCGTTAATACATATGCTCGTTAATACATATGCTCGTTAATACATATGCTCGTTAATACATATGCTCGTTAATAAATTAATAAATAAAATAATATAATCAAATGATTATTATTTTATATGATGATGAAAAAGGGGGTAAAAATCTACTGACGCCCGCGTCCTCGGCTACGTTCCCGACCGCGCTGCATGCCCCGTGTCATACCGCGTTGAAGAGTTCGTTGAAGACCTCGTTGGAGTGTGCGTTCAAGACCACGTTGCATACCCCGTGTAAAGTTTTTGCCCATAGCCTTAGAAGCAGAGGCGGTGGCGGCGGCAGCCTTTCCGGCGGCAGCAGAGGCGGCAGTAGCAGCTACCTTAACAACCTTCCTGCGTGCGGTCTTGGAGCGCTTAGCAATCTTACGACGATGTGTTTTGGGCATTTATATATATATGAAACAAAAAAAAATATAAATTTTTTGGATATTATATATTTCAATTACAATAAATAGCTAAACATAATAGAAAAATAGAAAATTATCAGATAGCAAATTACCAAATTGTATCATTATTCCACCACATCCCATCCCCTTTTTTAATTCCATAAATTGTCTTAAATAATTCTAAACGTGCCAATGGACAATTACATCTATATTTTTCTAAAGGATGTGGATTCATTTTTAATTGAGCTTTTATTGCTCTTTTATATATTTTCTGTTTTCCCTGAATGGCGAAATTCATATAAAATTTCGCTAAATTCATTTTTTTCAGCATGGTTGTTTCATCGTTGATAACTTGATTATCTAACAAATAGGCTTCAACTAATGCTAAACCTGAAATATCTGCTAAATCCTCGCCGACACTCATTGTGGCATCAAACTTAATTCCATCTCTCTCAGCAAAAACTTCATATTGCTTAATAATGTCTTTCATCTTAGCATTGAATACTTTCTTATCCGCATCGGTCCACCAATTATTCAAATTTCCATCTGCATCAAATTTGCTTCCATTTTCGTCTAAAGCGTGGGACAATTCGTGTCCCAACGTATAACCAATATACACCGAGTTATATTCTAAACCTCTTTCTTCTAAATCAATAAAAGGCTTTTGTAAATATGCTAAAGGAACGTATATGGAATTACTATCGGCGCGATAATACGCATTAACTATATAACATTGTGTGCCGGTAATTTTGAACACACTCCAATCGAAATCAGGAATATCTATAATATCCTTTCCTTCTAAACCAATATATTTTTTATGCTTCCAACGCAAAAGTAACCCGACATTATACAACGGATCATTGTCTACATAATCGAATAACGGATCATAACGAAGATTATTAGGTTTTCCTACAGTGATTACTAATTTGTTCAATTTGTCTAAAGCCGCCTTTTTCGTCGAAGGTGATAACCATGTATTAATACCAATCTTTTGAATAAAAAGTTCCTTTAAGTCGTCTACTAAATGTTTTACATAATTAACATAAAGCGGATTATGATTATGTTCTATGTATTGTTCTGATAAGAATGTATTGAATAAAAGCGAGAGAGCAAATATAGGATAAATCTTGGACGGCATTTGGACTGGCTGTCCTTCTAAGAATTTGTTATAGAAATTATAGTGAATATGCCTCATAGAATCTTCAAAACGAATCATTTGTTTAAACTGGATAAAGAGCCAAAATGTTTGCCATTCTGTTGATTTCCAGTTTTCTTTTAATAGTTTCATAGTACATTTAATTGCATTTAAATCGGTGACTACAATATTTTTAGGTATTTCTTTATAGCCTAATTTTTTAGCAAACGTTGTCCAATCGAGATCATATTTTGTCTCTAATTCGTGGCCACTAATTTTATTATAAAAATCTGGATCATTTTTAATATTTGAATCACATCCCATTGCTTGAAGCATACTTATTTCTACATCAATAATATCTTGAGGGTTATATTTGGCCGCTTTACTCGGGCCTAGCAAGATTTTGAATACTTCGCCAATATAATGTTTATATTCTTTTCGCACTAAATGTTTATATTTTATTGTTTCTGCGTCGTCGCCGGGTAGATCCATATAAATACCATAATCGTATATACCCAAGCGACCATTATCTAGATGACTAATATATTGTTTTACATTTTTCTCGTCAGGACGTAATAACCACTGAATAGGCGAACACCATGAAATGGTCTCATTTGAATTTACCATAGCAAGTAATCCATAAATATCATCTTCTTCAACAAATCGAGCTAATTCATCAATGACTGCATCAACGTGTTTCAAAGTCTGTTTGGTAGTATCGGTTGATAATGATTTGTATACATGTTTGATGGCGATAGCTTTTTTATCTTTTGGATTTTCTTTGATATATTTTTCAACATAATCAATAAGTTTATAGTAAACCTGTTCTTGCACTATACGAAAACTATCATATTGCACATAATAATTTTGTTTCTTTTCAATATCGTTTTGTTTAAACCATTCATCGTTAACATATGTATAATAATCATTTTTTACTTTTTCAACCAATTTAGGTACTTCACCGGCATTGAAATTTTGTTTAAGGAATGCTGTATACTTTTCGTTATAGGTTTTTAATCCTCTGTACTTTGGGTTTTTTTTAAATAATTCTTTGATCTGTTTGAACTTTACAATATTATCTTTGTTTTTATAGAAATTACCTCTGTAGGTACTGTATTGACCGGTTGAACATATTTGCCCCATTTCATCGTCACTCATGCATTTTTTATCTACCCTTGATTGACCTTTTTTCCTAGTATTACTGTTTCTTTTTACAATATTTTTTTTTGTTTTATGATCAATCATTTATATAATAGATTTATATAAATTTTATACATACATGATTAGGTTGTCGTATGTTGTTTAGTTCTTATAAATTTAAATTTATTATTTATAAAGTATATATAAATGACATCTCTTTGGGAGAGTAGTGATTCAGATAAAACAGAAGATAGTTCAGGTAATAATGTAGATAGTTCAGGTAATAATGTAGATAGTTCAGGAAATCCGGTTGCTCCTCCTCCTCCTAAAGATTGGAAAGACCCTGCTAGCTGGGTTGCATTTGTTAAATCACTGTTTGTTTTCTTCTTATTAACTATGCTTGTAGGGTTATTTGGATCTAGTTTTATATACTTAACAACACGAGGAAGTGAACTAGATATAATATTACCGACAGATGATATCTTTTATACTGCAAAAAAATATCAAATGCAAAAAAAAGGTGCATCAAATGTAGTTGACTGTCAAGAAACTTCTACAGGAACATTCTCTGTATTTGAGGATAACTTTCCATACAATTTGATTGCAATCAAAGGCACACCTACTAAAGAACAATTAAATGCCTTACCGTTAATTGCTCGGTTAATAAATTGGTTTGCAAAATGCGTGGCGGGTTGTTTTAAAAGTAATCGAGCTCTTTTGAAAGGCTGGTTAGATAGTTTTTCGCCAGATGGTCCATTAGGAAATCATGCCTTTCAAATCTATATTGCAGCTCCGTTCACTATTTTGATTAGTTTAATATCACTTGGTACGGGATTCTTTGGAGCGTTGGGGGCAGGAACTGCAGCTGATTTGAAAATAACCGTTTGGGGTGGTTTCTTATTTTATTCGTGGGGTTTATTTGGCGGTCTAGCGGCTATTATATATTTACGTCTAATGGGTACACTTCTTTTTTATCCGATGAGTCAAAATTGGAAAGAAGTTGCAAATATAATGGCTTGTAATGTAAAAGCATTAGTCATATTATTTGGGTTTTTTGTTTGCGGAGCAGCATATGATAAATTAGATGCAACCGTTGCCGGTGTTATGGGAGTTGTTTATTTGTGCTTAGTGGCGAAAACAATATGGAAATATTTTTCCAAACAATTATTTTAATTAATATATAAAAGATAATGGATTATATTAATTAATGGGTAAGAAAAATAAGAATAAGAATGTTAAAAAAGAAACGGTAACGGCACAGGCTACTGCACCTGTTTCACAAGCACCTCTATTACCTTTTGTCAGTGTTTGTACACCCACTTTTAATCGAAGACCATTCATTCCTTACATGATCAAATGTTTTGAACACCAAGACTATCCTAAAGATAGAATAGAATGGATTATTATTGATGATGGAACCGATAAAATTGGCGATTTGGTACAACATATTCCGCAAGTCAAATATTTTGCTTATAATGAGAAAATGCTGTTAGGAAAAAAGCGAAATCTAATGCACGATAAGACTTGTGGAGATATAATTGTCTATATGGACGATGATGATTACTATCCGCCAGAACGAATATCCCATGCAGTTAATATGTTAGTAAAAACACCCAGTGCATTATGCGCAGGTAGTAGTGAAATATATATTTATTTCAAACATATTCAAAAAATGTTTCAATTTGGACCCTATAAACAATCACATTCCACGGCCGGTACTTTTGCTTTTAAGAAAAAACTCTTAAGTTTAACCCGTTATGAGGATACGGCGGCATTGGCTGAAGAGAAATCCTTCTTGAAAGATTATACGATTCCGTTTGTGCAATTAGACCCTATGAAAACAATCTTAGTCTTTTCTCATGCACATAATACATTTGATAAACGCCGACTTCTAGAAGGTAATGTTAATCCACAATTTACAAAAGAAACACCAAAAACAGTCGATATGTTTATTCCAGACCCAGATATACGGGATTTTTATATGAATCGGATTGAAGAATTATTGAAACCTTATGAGCAAGGCCGCTCTTATATGAAGCCAGACGTTATTAAACAAATGGTGGAAATAGAGAAACAAAGGAAAAAAGAAATGGACAAGGCGAATGTATTACATCAGCAAAATAATCCTATGCCAACTATTACTATAAAACAAGGCGATGGACCACCACAACAATTAACGATGGATCAAATTGTCGGCGTTTTACAGCAACAACAGGCGCAAATTATTCATTTAACTAATTTATTACAAGGAAAAGACCAGGAGATTAAAATGCTTACAGATGAATTGGCGAAAAATGCATCATCTTCTTCTTCGGCGTAAATTTCGTTTTGTTTTTTTCCTAGTTACTCGTCGTTTTTTATTTGTGTATTTCTTATTGCGGCGCTTTGTTTTGCGTTTACCGCCTTTTTGTGAAAAATGTTCTTTTAAACCAAGAACATCGCCGCATTTGTAATCACCATTTTTTATATCATAACATTTTATCCATTTTTTATTAATATCGCCTCTTAATTCACCTTTTTTCAAACTAGAAAAATCTATATGTTTCTCTTCAATATCTACTGATATACCAATAATCCCTTCTTTGCGAACACCGCCTTTGTAAGCTAATATTCCTTCTATTGATGCAATTGGTTCAGGATGTATAGTTGCATCATATTTAAGGTCATATACATTACAATTAATAGGAAATTCTTTTTTAGGAAATTTATACCCTGTTGCCTCTTCTATTCTACTTATTATAAAATTAGCATGAACAAATGCTGCTACTTTTTTTTTACCATCTAGTAGTTTTTTAATATGTATTTTTGCTGCAATAAAATCTCCTAGATAAATATTTTCTCTTTTTTCTAATGCAGTCTTTGCGGTTTCAATATAATTTGTTGTTTCTACATGTATATTTTCAATACCTATATATTTTTTAATCATCTCTATAACATCATCAATAATTTCATATGGTATACCCGCATTTGCTCGATCTAGATAATAAGTATCCATTCCTTTCTCATTGATATAAGGGACAATATGAATCGTCGGCATTTCTATACCAGATTTTTGTAAAGCATATAATGCAGTCATAATTGTGCGAACAGTGGGCGAACAAATAAACAAAGTATTATTTGCCTTATATTTTTTAGATATATAAGTAATACCTAATCTTTCAGCTTGCATTTTTCCGGCATAAGTTAAGGTCGGTGTCAAAAACCATGAGGCTGGGGTCAATTTTGCATATTCATATGCAAAATCAACTAATTCTCCTTCATCAAATATTTTATCATTTATGAAATTATTTACTACTTCATCCTTAGTTTTATCCCAGAATACAAGTTGTTTATTTATATCGATTTTATCTTCTTTTGATTGTTTGAACGCGTCATATGCCTCTTTTATTTTTTTAGAAAAATCATCAATTCTATACTGTTCTATTTCTTCTGTCTTTACCTTAATTCTATATTCCTGAAAATCTTGCTTGTCATTTTCATTTTTATATTGATCATCAATAGCATTTTCCATCATTTGAGCCATTGATTCGCCATGCCTTATCCATGAAATCGTTATATCATCGCTAGACATTTCTATATATATTTATATAAACAATTTAAATATATATAACAATAAATAAGTATAGTAAACATCATACAATCATGTCGGCCGATATGGACAATTATGAATTTGAAACTTACAATGAAGAGAATGTTCTGGAGAAGACCACCAAGAAAGTTGGTAAGCGCCGCTATTATCCGTCAAATAAACCGCAATCGTATATTCGCAATGCAGTCACTGGAGTGAAATATTCTTTTACAGTCGGTTCGGCAGCTCAACGAGCTTTGTATAAGATGGTAGATGCAACTGGTACATGCGATAGTGATGGATTTGTCATTACTTCCAAGTATGATTTACCAAACTCCAATCCCAATCATCTTTTCTACGATAGCCCTGAACAATGCATGAGTAACCTGCGTATTTCCATTCAGCCGGAAGATATTGCGCGATGGCGTGAACGCACACAATCCTTAAGAGATTAATTTTTTATAATATAAGTTTTTTATAATATAAAAAATAGTTGTTTATAATATTTATATTAGAAAAATATGGAGGTGTCACTAGTACAACAACCATGTAAAAATAAAATAGTATTTGTTCCAGACGGACGATTAGGAAATGCAATTTTCCGTTATCTTGCATCTGCGGTGATTAACATAAAAAATCCCTCTCTGTCTTATTGTTTACAGGAAGATTTTATTGAATCAGCAGATAAATTTACTTATTATCCGGGATTAGATTATGAGGGTGGTGATATAATAAAGGCTAATTCTCTAGAAAATTGTTTACAACAAGCTATAAATAATAATAGATGTATGGGATATAATACTCTCGGTTATTTAAAGCATACGATTGATTTATCAAAATTAACAAGTAATGCGTATATTAATATAAGTAACGGACATGGCCTCTATGTCAAGAAAACAATCACTATAAACGATGAGAATTTTTTAGATCTAATAGAAAAGAAATTAGAATACTTTAATATTAGACTGAAAGGTTATTTTCAATTTGGTCATATCTATTTGAAATATAAATCCTTTATTTTGAACTACATAGAACAACACAAACATGATCATTATGTTCAGACGGATTTAAAACAGAAAGTTCTAATGCGTGATTTAATAGACGATATGCATTTATTGCCTGAAAAATTATACAATATTGTTATTCATATACGGTTAGATGATTTCAAAGGTCGTCCTGATTTTATCGAAGAAGAATATTACCTAGATTTATTTAAAACAATCGATTTTTCAGGAAAAAGGGTATGTCTTTTATTTGATCCAACGATTAAAACGGGTGATTGTCAATTCATTGAAAATTGTTTACAATGGTTTAAAGAGAGACAAATACCTATTTTTATAGAATCCAATAGTTTAATGATAGATTTCAATATTATGAAACAAGCAAAAATCTTAATTTGTTCGATGAGCACTCTTGCCTGGACAGCGGCATATCTCTCAAAACATAATCAACAATGCTATATGCCAAATTATAATTTCTTTGAATTAGGTGGAGAACGTTCAGCTAATTATTTCCGTAAACCGATTGAAAACACTATTCTGTATCCAGTAAAAACAACTAATGTGAATCTCTCTTTAATTAAACCTTATATCATAACTTTACCTGAATATGCCAAAGCCCGATTAAGTAAATTAGATAATTTAATGCAGCAGTTATCACAAATCGGGTTAGAAACAGCTAGTTATAATGGTGTGCATGGCCGTGATATCATAATAAATAATACCCTTGATCCGAAAACAAAACAATTGACTTATCTAGGTGAAAATTTAACTTATAATATGAGTATTCGGATAAATGGAGAGCCTATGGCGAGAGGTGAATTTGGAGCTGCTTGGAGTCATTTGAATTTATACAGACAACTGTTGTCAGAGGGCTCTGATACTAATTATTATTTAATATTCGAAGATGATGTAGAATTAGTGAAACCTTTGCCAGAACTACATGAATTATTGCAGCATATACCAGCTGATATGGATTTTTGTCATTTGGCTCTAAGTGATTTTTTCCCTTTTGTAAAAACAAATCCTGTGAATGCGTTTTATTATGAATGTGAAAAGCGTTTTTTTAATAGAATGACTGCTTATGTTGTTTCGAAAAAGGGTGCCGCCAAACTATTAGCCTATCATGAGAATGCAATTAATGTACCAATAGATGATTTAATTAATATGATTTTTCGTTTAACTCCTGATTTTCGTCTCTATGTGCCGGCAAAAGACTATTATTTCAGGGAACAACAAAATGTAGCTTCAAGTATATTGGCTATAAACAAGGCATAAAATGCATATACAAAATATTAATATAATTCTATCAATATTTTGTTATTAATTTTTTGTTATTAATAATCTCTCTAACAAGGGGAAGAATCCCAATTCATTTAATATTTTTTCTTTCATTTGTTTGATTATGTCGATCCGTTGCGACCACCAGTCTTCTGCAATAGCTTGTTGAATGATTTTTAAGGCGGCCTGCGGATCTTCTAACGGTAATCGCACAAATGCCTTTGGATCTAAATACTCTTCCAAATTAGGACATCCCCAATAAAAACAGAGTGATTCGCATAAGATCGGTTCCCATATTTTCTCGGTCGCATAATTGATTTCACTATTATTTTCCGCTGAAAAACAGTACTTATAATTTGCATAGACATTGAACTTATTATCCTGATCAATCATGCCGATATAATTTTTAAAACCATGATAATTCTGTGAGCCCCATACATCTACTACACCCGCCTCCTCGGCCGATTTAATAAATTGATTACGCAAAATATGTCCTGTGTCAAAGTTCTTCTGACTACATATCGTGGCCACTTTATTCTTTCTTTCCCCCTTTCCATAGTCAATCTCTTTGCGCTCATAAAAAGGATATACAATTTGCCATTGTACATTATTTAAATGCGTTTTGTGTGTGAATACTTTGAAGAATTTTGACGGATCTGGTGAGGCCCACTCGCCCCAAGTTTTTACACCCCAATTTTTCTCCGAATCTTGAATCCACGGCTCCATTTGAAATACAATCGTTTTTTCACTTATATATTTATCTCCTGGCAATGGTTTATTTATAATGACGTAATAATCTATCTCTCTTTCATCATTGGACCAAGTGATTTTAATATTATTCCATGTATAATCTTTAATACACATATTCGACCACTCTTTACATAATTGTTCTGACGAGCACCAGTTACCTAGTAATTTAACACGGGGGCAAGCCCCAGCACCCCCTGTTAATACGCAAGCCCCAGCACCCCCGGAAACTGGCTGGGTGCAAACTTCTACACCCGGCTCTTTATCAAAAACATCGCCACAAGCTTGGGCACAAGTTTCATTAGAATCTTGGTTACCTATTTCAATAACCTCTTCTGCCTCCAAATGGGGGGCTGGGGGGGGAACCCCCCTTTTGATGTATATCCCATCTTTCTCTCTAAAATATTGCGATGTTGTTAATGAATCGACTTTACTTTTAAAGAATCCTAGAGTATTGAATCCGATACAATTCTTATCCTTAATAGCTTTGAGCATATAGTCCGTGAGAGATAAACCTCGCTCAAAATATAAATCATTGCCAATTTGATCTAATTTGGGAATAAACTCAAACTGATCTTCTATGGTCTTATTAAAATCTAAAGTCTTGAAATTTTGCTGAATATCAGTATCAATCGGTTTTTTGCCGACTTCATTCCAAACGGATAAAACTAAATGCGGTTGTAATTCTCTCGGGTTCAATTCAGGCATTATTTTTATTAAATAATCAATCCCATGTTTAATACCATTCAATTCAATATAGTCTATTAATTTCTTGGCCCCGACTTTATTGATTGTATAAGCAAAGAACCCGCCAATATATAAATCTTTATTTAAAGGTGCAACTTTGAAAACGGTAGATGGTTCGATGACATCATATATGGCTTTTACCGTTTCACGTTTATTTTCATACATATGATAACCTAGAAGCAAAAATTCAGTCTTTTCAAATTCAGGTGTTAGTTTCGTAAAATTTTCTTTAAAGACAGGTGTTAATGTAAAGTCATCTTCAAAGATCACATAATAATTATTATCTTTATCTTCAAGTAATTCACGCCACATTTTTAAATGACTGAGAGCACAACCAATAATTCCACTTCTATTGCCGAAATCATTACCATCAAAGAGTAATTTAAGTTCTAAAGTTGGCTCTAATTCATTACCATCAATTGCTTTAAAAATAGTATAAGCATTGTCAAGCCCAACTTCATTAAACTGTTTGCTCATTTGTAGTTTCCGGTCTGATCGGCGTTCTAAATTAAGCAATTTGATAGCTTTCTCCTTTTCCTTTCCATTAAATTGGTCTTCGCCATTGAGTTCATAGGCATTTTTTACTGACCCGCTTCTAATTTCTGATGTCAATCGCCCTGTATGACGATGGGTAATTCGGTCAAAGAAAGCGGTTTTATAATTGGCCTTATTCCACTTGTCTGCATAATCTCTCTCAAAGAATTTATTTGGTGAATCATAATTACCGAGTTTTAGAATAGATTTGACATCGATCATTCCTGGCCGAAAGCTATAATGCGGCCAATAATGAGAATTTTGATAATGAGTAATTGATTCATTGGGACGATGATGGTGTAAGACAATATTCGGTATTTGTGTGGATAGATGTCCTTTGGATTTATAATTATCTACTGTTTCAGCATAATTACGATTAAATACAATCTGCTTTATCCCTAGAGAGATAGCCGCTTTATTTTTAAGGGTCTCCATCGCCTGAGTGACATAATTCATCGGATGATAGAAGATAAAATCATCTTCCATATGGATCCAATACTTGGGTTTTAAATCATATAATTTATTCCAGATGATATTCATACTCACACGATGTCCTTTTTCACTAGGTGTTTTCATATAATAGTCCATCCAATGATATGTTGATTTCATAAATTGCCGGTCTTCGTTAGATGAATTATCGTCAACACAAAACCAATCGGTAATGAGGTCTACATCCGTCCATTGTTTTAAAATGGAATTGATAGTTTCTTTAAACAGATCCAGTCGTTTACACGTGGTAAAAGTGATTAATATTTTTTCTTTTACAGCTGTTTGCGTTCCTTTTTCGTTTGCCGTTGCTATAACCTTTTTTCTCGCATTTCTATCTAGTACAGTTAACTGTGATCGGTTTTGCTTAAAGAGTAGTTCCCATAGTTCACTTACCGCGTTATTATAGACCAATTCATTGTTTTTATATATCATCTCATCTATCACATAAAACAATTTAAGTGTATCGTCTTTTTCCATAATCTCTCTGTAATAGATTAAATTATTAAGAGTAATAGTTAATTCATTCTGTCCGACGAGTTGGTTTATTAGTACTTGTTTACAACAGTTATAGCCGGATACTTTATCATTCACATAATAGGCAATGATACCATTGAAAAATTCAAGCCGATCATTATAAAAGAAACGATTGACAAAGAGTTTCTCACCTAATTTTGGCACACATACTTGCTTATAATCTTTAAACTTATGGTAGAGGGCATTGACTAAAATATATTGACCGGTTTGATAATAATGTTCAATGGCGATGGCAATGCCTTCAATACGCTCTATATCAAATTCAACCGTTTTTATAAAATATTTACAAGCTTCTTCCATCTGTTTCTTTTCCTTATAAATATGCCCAATTTCTAATGCCGAATAATATCGCTCTTGATTCCAATGATTTTGCATATCAATCACTTTTTTATACCAAATGATTGCATCATCATGATATTTTTCACCGGCATCTTTAAAACTACGGGCGCAATAAAAAGCATATCGTCCGGACATACCTTTATCAGGTAAAGCCATTTCTTTTTCATAGGCATTTTTCAAGATAACCGCATCATCGTAATATTTTGTAGGATTTTGACTCCGGTTACCTGTACGTCCAGATTCAATATGATAGTTCCCCTTAATTGTTATATCATGATTTACTGGTTCTAAATTATGTAAATATTCATGCAGTACACCTTTGAACATCCAGCGTTTTCTATTGTTAATGAGCAGTGGTCGTACATATTCAAAACCCAAGCCGATTTTTAACATATAGCGGTCCGCCAGCGGTTTTTTATCAAAAGGTAGATTGAAATCACCGTGTAGACTATCGTCGGCATCAAAGATAAGCAAATAATCTGTTTTTCCATAAGCAGCTTCTAAGGCCTTTGTCCTGTTATGACCGAAATCTTGCCATTCATGATTGACAATCTCTCCTGGTATGCCTTTATTCCAGAAAAAAGTCTGGATCATATCTTGTGTTCCATCGGTCGAACCTGTATCAGAAATAACCCAATAATCAAAGTTAATTTTATCAGTGAGATTTTTTAAAGTATCAAAAATGACTTTGGATTCATTCTTAACAATCATATTCAAACACATGGTCGGCTTATTATTTTTAATTTTTACTTTTTCAGTAATTTCCAAGTTCATTGTTAAAGATATAAT